TAATTGAAGAATGTGCTGCTTTTCCTTATGGAGATCACGATGACTTAGTGGATTCTATGACTCAGGCAGTGATGAGATTCAGACAAGGTGGATTAATTCAACACCCTGAAGATTATGAAGATGAACCTTTACAACAGGCTCCAAAAGTGTATTATTAGCCATTATGGCAATAGACGAAAACGATCCAAGATTAAAAGACATGCTCAGAGCTATTGAGCTAGGTGATCTACCTGAAGATTTACCACCTGACCCTGAGGACTATGATGATATGGGTGGTATTAAATCTTTAGACAGAGGTGCACCATCAATTAAAATGGCATCAGAGCCAGAAGATGAATTCGAATTAGAATTAGGAACTGTCATAAAAGAATACTTTGATTTAAAAGAACAAGGTTTAATTAGAGATATTTCTATAGAAGAATATATTGATAAGTATTTATCTAAGAAGAGAAAATCACCTAATAAGATGATGGCTTCTATGGAAGAAAATGAAAAAGAATTTATGAGACTTGTAGAAGAGTTCATGGAACAAGGTTTTAATCAACAACAAGCAATAGAAGCAGCTAGAGATACACTTGAAAGAAAATCTGTAGCTATGGGTGGACCTATGAGAATGGGTTATGCTGATGGTATGAAAGATCCAAAAGGAAATAATCCAGAAGACTTACCTAGAGGTTTAAAAATGGATACTACAACTTATCCACTAGGACAAGATCCACGATTTAATGATAAATTAATTAATAGACCAGATACTAAAGGTATGACAATTTTAAAACTTAAAGAATTAATTGAGAAAAGAAAAAAAGAAAAGAAAAAACTAGCTATGGGCGGTATCGCAGGAGTCCTGTAGTGCCTGATCAAGCTCCACCTAAAAAACCTAAAAGATTTAAACCAATGTTAGACATGCTTAACACGGAAGCAGCTGTTAACACTTTAGCTCCAAAAACTTTTGTTGACTTAGTTGGTATGTTTTCACAAAAAGCATATGAAAATGGAGAACTAAGTGTAGATGAATATTTAGATATTGTTAAACCATTATTTGGTGAAACAGGAGAAAAGGTAACTAATAGAATAAAAGAGTATGAAGATGAACTTGAGAGATATGCAACTGGTGGCAGAGTTAATTTCTTAGAAGGTGGAGACACTGCATATAATAAAATGGTTACAGAAGCTTATATTAAAGCCGGAGGCCTTGAAGCAACTGGCATGGATATAGATAAATTTGCAGAAATGTATTTTAAAAAATTTGCTGATGGTGGACGTGTTGATTTATTTTTAGGTGGTAATCTTGGAGGAGGTTATTCTGAATCAAGAAAAGACTCTGGAGGAAAACAAACCAATGTTAGTTTTGGAGGAGGAGGTGACGGAGGAAATAATAATCCACCACCTAAACCTAAAACAAGTGTTCTTGATAAAATTAAAGCTATGGGAACAGTTCCTTTAAATCTTATTGGTGGATTGTTTGGAAATCCTTTTGATCCAACAAAACCAACTCAAGTAATTAATACAAAAGCACAAATGGATTACTTAAATTATTTAGCAAATCAAAAAAATGAAGATACAGGAACATTGAGTTATGGTGATTATGGAACTCAATTTAATCTAAGTGATTTAAAAGATCCAATTGCTTTTTCGACTGCTATGACAATGGGTGGTACTGGTTTTAAAAAAGCAGACACCGGAGATTTTACATATAGTGGTGGCACTTATGATTTTGATGGAGCTGTTCCTTTTATTGATTCAGGGGGATTAATGGGATTGGCATATAGAGGTGGAGAATATTTAGGTGATAAATTTAATCCGGTAAAATTAGCCGATGGTGGAAGAGCACAATTTGGTATAGGCTCCCTGGATCCTGATGCAGAATTTAATGAAAGAGTAAGAGAACTTATGGACGATGGTTATGAATTTGGTCAGGCAGTTAAAAAAGCTATGGAGGAAACAAGAAAAGACCAAGGAGATGGCACAATGCCTAAATCTGAAAAATGGATGAGAGATTATTTCTTCAGTGGTAAAGGTGGTTATGATGATAGAATGTCATATAAAGAATTTGCCTTAGGACCAGGACAAGAATTATTTAAAAGATTTGGTAATGACTAAAAGGCTTACCAGAACAATTCCTCCGGAATCAGGGCCCATGCCTCAGGGGTTGAATATTAACTATAATGGTGTTAAACAGATAAAACTTACGGAGAAAAAATATAATGGCAGATATAGACAAAGCACTTCCAAACGAAGTCAGAAAAACAGTTAATGTTCCTGGTGAAGAAGAAATTCAAGAAGAGATAATTGAAGAAGTTCAAGCAGTTCAAGAATCACCTGACGACGTTGAAGTTTCAGAAAACGAAGATGGATCAGTAGATATAAATCTTGATCCTGCTGCAGCATCACCTGAAGGTGGTGATGAACATTATGCAAACTTAGCAGAATTTTTACCTGATGATGTACTTGGAAGATTAGCATCAGATTTATCTAGTAAGTATCAAGACTATACTTCTTCAAGAAAAGATTGGGCACAAACTTATACACAAGGTTTAGACCTTTTAGGTTTTAAATATAATAATAGAACAGAACCTTTTTCAGGAGCTAGTGGTGCAACACACCCAGTACTAGCAGAAGCAGTAACACAGTTTCAAGCATTAGCTTATAAAGAATTACTTCCGGCAGATGGACCAGTTAGAACACAAACTATAGGTGTACCAACTCCAGAAAAAACTCAACAAGCAACTAGAGTAAAAGATTTCATGAACTACGAGTTGATGGAAAAAATGAAAGAGTATGAACCAGATTTTGATCAGTTATTATTTAACTTACCATTAGCAGGTTCTGCTTTTAAAAAAGTCTACTATGACGATATGGAACAAAGAGCAGTTTCTAAATTTGTTCCTGCAGATGATTTAATTGTTCCGTACACAGCTACCTCATTAGATGATGCGGAAGCAATTATTCATCGTGTAAAAATTTCTGAAAACGATTTAAGAAAACAACAGGTTGGTGGATTCTATAAAGATATAGAAATAGGAAAACCTGGAGACAAAGAAACTGAAATTGAAAAAAAAGAAAGAGAACTTGAAGGAGTAACAAGAACTGCAAACGAAGATGTTTATACATTATTAGAGTGTCATATTGATTTAGACTTAGAAGGATTTGAAGATGTAAATCAAGAGACTGGTGAGCCATCAGGAATTAAAGTCCCATACATTGTAACACTTGAAGAAAATTCACGTGAAGTTTTATCTATTAGAAGAAACTATGAAATAGGTGATGCATTAAAAAATAAAATTAATTATTTTGTACACTTTAAATTTTTACCAGGTTTAGGTTTTTATGGTTTTGGTTTAATTCACATGATTGGTGGATTATCAAGAACTGCAACTTCTGCATTAAGACAATTATTAGATGCAGGAACTTTATCTAATTTACCTGCAGGATTTAAAATGCGTGGTATTAGAATTAGAGATGATGCACAATCAATTCAACCAGGTGAGTTTAGAGATGTAGATGCACCAGGTGGAAATTTAAGAGATTCATTTATGATGTTACCATTTAAAGAACCATCAGCTACATTATTAAACTTAATGGGTATTGTAGTTAATGCTGGTCAAAGGTTTGCATCGATTGCAGATTTACAAGTTGGTGATGGCAATCAACAAGCAGCAGTTGGAACAACAGTTGCTCTTCTTGAAAGAGGAAGTAGAACTATGTCTGCTATTCACAAAAGAATTTACTCTGCTCTTAAACAAGAATTTAAATTACTAGCTAGAGTATTCAAGTTATATCTACCACCGGAATATCCGTATGATGTAGTTGGGGGTCAAAGAATGATTAAACAAACTGACTTTGATGATAGAGTAGATATATTGCCAGTTGCGGATCCCAACATCTTTTCACAAACTCAGCGTATTTCCCTCGCGCAAACTGAGTTGCAACTGGCATCATCTAATCCACAAATGCATAATCTATATGCAGCCTATAGAAATATGTATGAAGCATTAGGTGTAAAAAATATTGATCAAGTTTTAATTAAACCAATGCAACCTATGCCAAAAGATCCGGCGTTAGAACACATTGATGCGTTAGCTGGTAAACAATTTCAAGCTTTTCCTGGTCAAGATCACAGAGCTCACATTACAGCTCACTTAAATTTCATGGCAACTAACATTGCTAGAAACAATCCAATGATTATGGCAAGTTTAGAGAAAAATATTTTTGAACATATTAGTTTAATGTCTCAAGAACAGATTGAATTAGAGTTCCAACAAGAATTACCACAACTTGCACAGATGCAACAAATGGCACAACAGAACCCTGCGCTACAACAACAGGTTCAAATGCTTACTCAGAAGATTGAAGGAAGAAAAGCAGTGTTAATTGCAGAGATGATGGAAGAATTTATGAAGGAAGAAAAGGAAATTACTTCACAATTCGACAATGATCCTATTGCAAAACTAAGATCAAGAGAATTAGACCTTAGAGCAATGGAAAATCAACGTAGAAAAGAACAAGATCAAGAGAGAATTAACCTTGATAAGATGAAAGCAATGATGAATCAGTCAAATCAAGAAGAAAAACTTGAACAAAACGAAGATTTAGCAAATTTAAGAGCTGATACATCAATTCAAAAAACTGTTTTGAGTAAAACTTTACCCAATGCAAAAGATATGATGCCAAATGTCGAAATTATTCGTAGTGGAAACGAATAAGAATGACAAAATACTAAAAAAAGGTTACTATAAACCAACTAAGGAGAAAAATTATGGAAAAATTAGATAAAATTGTTGAGATCAAGTCAGAAGACAAGATGAATCTTGAAATTGACCCAAGATCTAAGACAACAGCTGATGGTGCTTTCAACTACATCTCAAAAGGTGAAGAAGTTGAAGTAAGAGGCACTAAAAGAATGCTGAAAGAGAAGTCTAAAAAAGCTAGATGGATCTAACATGTGGTTTCAGGCAATTAAATTAGCCGTTTCTGCTGGAAGTAAGATATACGCTAACAAACAAAAAGCAAAAGTGGCAATGTCAGACGCACAATTGCTACATGCAGAGCGTCAAGCTCGAGGTGAGGAAGCTTACCAAGGTAAATTACTAGAAGCAAGACAATCAGATTATAAGGACGAGGCGGTTCTCATAATATTGACACTTCCAATTCTGGTCTTGGCGTATGGAGTCTTTTCTGACGACGTACAAGCTATGGACAAAATAAAAGTTTTCTTTGAGCATTTCCAGTCGCTCCCGACCTGGTTTACAAATTTATGGATCCTTGTCGTGGCGAGTATTTATGGTATAAAGGGAACACAAATATTTAGAGGAGGAAAAAAATAATGAGCAATCCAAGATTTCAACCCAATAGAAGAAGTTATTTTCTAAAAGGTGGTCAAGCTAAACTTGATGCAAATAAAGACGGAAAAATTTCCGCAGAAGATTTTAAATTATTAAAATCAAAAAAGAAAAAAACTAAAAAACAAAAACCATCAATGATGATGATGGCTATGAAGGGTAAAAAATAATAATGGCCAAACTCTGTGCAAAAGGAAAAGCTGCAGCAAAAAGAAAGTTTAAGGTATATCCTTCAGCTTATGCAAACATGTATGCTTCAGGAGTTTGCTCAGGTAAAATAACACCAGGTGGTAAAAAAGGCAGTCGTAAAAAAGCTGCAGGTGGTGGTTTGATGGCTGGCATGGCTAGAAAAAAGAGATTAAGTTGTGCGTAGAAATTTTGCAGAAGGTGGTTTAAGAAAATGGGTATCGGAGAAATGGGTAGACATTGGAGCACCGAAGAAAGACGGCAAATATCAACCTTGCGGAAGAAGCAAAGGGAGCAAGAGAAAATATCCGAAGTGCGTTCCACTTGCAAAAGCCACACGGATGACAAAGTCGCAAAAGGCGAGTGCTGTCAAACGAAAAAGAGCTGCAGGTAACCCGGGCGGTAAACCAACTAACGTTGCAACATTTACAAAAAGAAATAAAAAAGCTATGGGTGGATATACTGGACCAGCAATTAATTCTAATTATGGTGGAGTAACTTTAAATAATCCATCTTATGGAAAATATTACAAAGGTATGATTTAATGAATTTAGAAAAAGATTTACAAAAATTAAGAAAAGAAAAAGCATTAAAAGAATCTGCTATTGCACAACTTAGAAAAAGAAGTAGAGACTCTGTTGCAAGACCAAAAGCAGAAAAAAATATTTTATCAACAGATCCAAGGATGCAAAAAATTTAATGAGAAGACAAGATAAACAACCACCTAAAACTAAAAAATATTTTAGAAAAACTGAATCTGGTGCAGGTATGACTAAAGCAGGTGTTGCTAGATACCGAAGAGAAAACCCAGGTTCTAAATTAAAAACAGCCGTGACTGGTAAAGTGAAACCGGGATCAAAAGCTGCAAACCGTAGAAAGTCATACTGTGCAAGAAGTGCAGGACAAATGAAAAAATTTCCTAAGGCTGCAAAAGATCCTAATTCTAGACTACGTCAGGCTAGAAGAAGGTGGAAGTGTTAGATAAAATAGTTTATAGATTTTTTGGTTTTTTAGATGATGCTATTTCATTTGTTGAAACAGGTGTTATAAAAATAACTGAATGGTGTTGGAATTCAAGAGTTAATTTATTAAATAAAAGGAGAAAGAAACATGCAAAACGAAGAATTAATAATATTAAATAAACTACAAAAATTCTTAAAAGAGTCTTATGTAAGTATTGGTGATAACATGATTGGTGGTGGTATTGACAATATGGAAAAATACAAGTATATGATGGGACAGGCACACGCCTATTTAAGAATATCACAGGAGATATCAGCCCTGCTAAACCCTAAGAAGGAGAAAAAAAATGATACTGAAAGACCAGAAAACGTCGTCGACTTCGGAAGCCCCAAAAGTTAAATCTGCATTATTAGATAAATACGAAGAAGACCATAAAAAAGAAGTAGACGGTTATGAACGTCTAAAGAAAAAAGAATCAAGTAAATTACCTGCACCTACTGGATGGAGACTTTTAGTTCTACCATTTAAAATGCCAGAAAAAACTAAAGGTGGATTATATTTAGGACAAGATACTTTAGAAAGACAACAAGTAGGTTCTACTTGTGGTTTAGTTTTAGCAATGGGACCACATTGTTATGACAAAGAAAAATTTCCTGAAGGAGCCTGGTGTAAAAAAGGTGACTGGGTAATTTTTGCAAGATACGCTGGATCAAGAATACAGATAGATGGTGGGGAAGTAAGATTGCTAAATGATGATGAAGTTTTAGCAACCATCGATAAACCCGAAGATATACTTCATCAATATTAATCATAGTAACACTAGGAGGAAACTATGCCAGACTTAGATAATAATAAAGTCGATATCGATACATCAGGGCCAGCAATGGACGTCGATATAGCTGAAGAAAAAGACTCAGCTGAAATTGAACAACCTGAAGTAAAAGAAGAACCAACAGTAAGAGCTGTTGAAGAAGAAACAACTTCTGAAGTAGAAACTAAAACGGAAGAAAATGTTTCTGAAGAAAAAACAGAAGAACCAAAAAAAGATGAACTTCAAGATTATTCAGATAGTGTTCAAAAAAGAATAGCTAAGCTGACTAAAAAATGGAGAGAAGCAGAACGTCAGAAAGATGAAGCTTTAACTTATGCTAAATCAGTTTTAACTGAGAAACAAAAAGCAGAGCAAAAACTTTCTAAGATGGAACCAAGTTTATTAAAAACTACAGAAGATAGTATTAAATCTGGTTTAGAATCTGCAAAAGCAAAACTAGCTGCAGCAAGAGAAGCTGGAGATATCAATGCTGAAGTAGAAGCTCAATCTTTAATTTCTGAATATGCATATAAACAAGCTAGATTTGTTGAAGCAAAAGCTGAACAAGAGCTATATGCAAAAAGAAAAGAAACAGAAGTTCAACAACCTCAGGTTAATTTACAACAAAGACAAGAAGTAGCTACTGGTACACCTGATCCAAAAGCTGAAGCATGGGCCCAAAAAAACTCATGGTTTGGTCAAGATTCAGCTATGACTTATACTGCTTTTGATCTTCATAAAAAATTAACTGAACAAGAAGGTTTTGATCCAAGTAGCGAAGAGTATTATTCTGAAATAGATAGAAGAATAAGACTTGAATTTCCGCAGAAATTCGCTAAAATAGAACCTACGGAAACGGCTAAGCCGGTACAGACAGTTGCATCTGCAAAAAGAAGTACTAAATCTGGTCGCAAAACTGTGAGGCTCACACCATCACAGGTAGCAATTGCTAAAAAATTAGGTGTGCCACTCGAAGAGTATGCGAAACAATTAAATATCACGAAGGAGGTATAAGCATATGGAAAATAATAACGATAAAAGAACCTCGCGTGCGAGTCAAACTAGAGAAAAAACAGCTCATAAAAAAGTTTGGACTCCACCATCAAGTTTAGATGCACCCCCTGCGCCAACAGGATTTTTACATCGATGGATAAGAGTTGAATCTTTAGGATTCCAAGACACTAAGAATGTTTCTGGAAGAATAAGATCAGGATACGAGCTTGTAAGAGCTGATGAATATCCAGACTCAGACTTTCCAATTGTAGATGATGGCAAATATAAGGGAGTGATCGGAGTTGGTGGCCTTGTGCTAGCAAGGGTACCGGAAGAGATCGCAAAACAACGTGCTGAGTATTATAGAAAACAAGCTCAAGACAACGTTGAGGCAGTAGATAACGATCTTATGAAGGAACAGCACCCAAGTATGCCTATCAATATTGATAGACAAACGCGTGTAACTTTTGGTGGTTCAAAGAAAAGCTAATTATTTAGTAATTCCTACCCAACAAGAAATACACTTAAACTAACAATGTCTAAGGAGGACAACTACTATGGCAAACCAAGACAGCGCTTTCGGTTTGAGAGCAATTGGTAAAGTTGGACAAAATAGAGATAACCAAGGTTTAAGTGAATATAGTATTAAAGCCAACGATACTACTACGATTTATTTTCAAGACCCAGTTAAAGCAACTGTGGATGGAACAATAGATCAAGGTGCAGCTGGTGGAAATATTTTAGGTTCATTAAATGGTGTATTCTATACTGATCCAACTACAAGCAAACCTACATTTGCAAACCACTATTCACAAGTTAACGCTTCTGATATAGTTGCATTTGTATCTGACGACCCTTATGAAAGATTCGAAATCCAATCTAACAACACACTTGCTTCAGCGCAAACTGATGTTTTTATGAATGCGGATATCGAACTTACAGCAGGTAACGCAGCAAACTACGTCTCAAAAGCAGAGCTTAATGATTCTACATTAGTTTCAACAGCTGCTCAGCTTAGAGTCTTAGGTGTTTCTAAAGATCCTGACAATAATGATTTAGCTTCTGCTAATGTTAACTTTATTGTTATGATTAACGAACACGATCTTAAAGTAACAACAGGTATCTAATAAAGGAGAACAACTATGGCGATATCACGAGGACAACTAGTTAAAGAACTAGAGCCAGGTTTGAATGCTTTATTCGGCCTGGAATATAAACGTTATGAGAATCAGCATGCTGAAATCTACACGACTGAATCTTCAGACAGAGCGTTTGAAGAAGAAGTTATGTTATCAGGTTTCGCAAATGCTTCAGTTAAACCTGAGGGTTCTGGCGTAAGTTTCGACAATGCACAAGAAACTTTTACAGCTAGATACACTCACGAGACTGTTGCACTTGCATTCGCGATCACTGAAGAAGCGATCGAGGATAATCTGTATGACAGACTTGCGTCTAGATATACAAAAGCACTTGCTAGATCTATGGCGAACACTAAACAAGTTAAGTCAGTGGTACCTTTAATTCAAGGTTTACCAACTAACAATAACTTCAATTCAGGTGACGGCGTTAGTTTATTTAACGTATCTCACCCTACAATTGCAGGGACAGTAGCTAATACTTTAGCAGTACAAGCTGACTTAAATGAAACATCACTAGAGCAATCTTTAATCGACATTGCTGCAATGACAGACGAAAGAGGTCTGAAAATTGCTGCAAGAGGTGTTAAAATGATTGTACCTAGTGAAAACCAGTTTAACGCTGAAAGACTTATGAAGTCTCAAGGTAGAACTGGAACTGCAGATAATGACATTAACGCTATTGCGTCAATGGGAATGGTTCCTCAAGGTTACAGAGTGAACAATTTCTTAACTGACCCAGATGCGTTCTACATCATTACTGACGTGCCAAATGGTATGAAGTACTTTGACAGAAGCCCAATTAAAACGGCTATGGAAGGTGACTTTGATACTGGTAACGTAAGATACAAAGCTAGAGAAAGATACTCTTTTGGAGTTTCTGACTATAGAGGTATCTTCGGTGTTGAAGGTGTTTAATCACTAATTAAAATATTTGAGGCGGACATAGTTCCGCCTCATTTAGAAAGTAAGATAGCAATTCCATGAAAAAATTTACAATTACAATATTCGCTTACGATCATTACGCAAAATTTAAAGTATCATCTAACGATGATCCTATTTCCCTTGAACAGGCCATAGTTGACAAACTAGGAGAAAATGTTATAAAATGGGAATATGTCGGAGAAAATGTATATGCCTCTGACAAATATAGAATAACCTATGAGGAGGTTATAAATGACGATGCAACCACACATCCAGGAACTTTACAACAAGAAAAAGTCACTGGATCTCAAATGGGAGCAAGAGCATCTTAACGAGGGTAAATATACTCTTGATATGGTGAGGATCGACGACGAAGTAAAAAAGATCGTTCAGCATATTAAAAAAGCAGAAGCTAAACAAGCACATCTGCAGAATAAAGTTGAGGCAATCGCTCCTACAGTTTCAGTAGCTACTTAATAAAAAGCTACATCGTTGGAAAAAATCCACTCCACACTACAGGCTCTCTTGCACTCTACTAAAAAGTAGTGTATAAAAAATACACTATACATATATTAATTTTCTGCATAGACGCAGTATAGTCGACGGCCTAGAGACTATGTAGAATTAACTAGGAGAACAATCATGGCTAACACAACCTTTTCAGGACCGGTCATTTCTAAAAATGGCTTTATAGGTACTGGACCAGGATCAACTGTTGCATTAACAGCTAATACTTCATTAACTGTAAATGATCACGCAGGAAGAATCCTTTTAACTCAAGACGCAGATGGTATTTTTACTTTACCATCAATCAATGCAAATGCTAACGGAGCTACAGCAGGTGCTACAGACTACAACAATCTAAATAACATTGGTGCAAGTTTCTATTTTTACGTAGACACAACTGCAACTGATGTTCAAATCGTAACTGACGGTGTAGATAAATTTACAGG